CACCCGATTACCCCGCCGCAGTGGCACCTCGATGCCTGGTGCAAACAGGCGCTGGCTATGGGCGCTGATGTTGATGCCGTCTTTTTGGAAGCCGCCCGCTGGGGAGCTGATCAGGAGCTGGACGCTTGCTGTGAGTGCATTAACGATCTGGCACACGGAGCTGATGTGATCCTTGCTGGTCTCCGCGCAGCCCGCCGCCCCAAGCCGCCGAGCTTGAAGGAGCGAGCACTACAGGCTTGGGCTGCTGTTGACGCAGGCACGGATGATCAGGCGGCCATGTCAGTTATCCGCCGCGCACTGGAGCAACTGGATGACTGACTTCCGAGCACTGTGCGTTGAACTGACCGACTGCCTTGAAAAAGCCGACTGGCCGAACCAATACAAAATCGTCTTCCAGCAGTGGATTGACATTGCCCACGCTGCTTTGGCTGAACCAGATGGACCGGCTGTGTCTGACGACAGGGAACCGGCCTCTGCCACTGACCAGATTACTCATCAGCTTCACCGTCGAGCCACGGTCCTTCTGATCCGCAAGGTGATTGATCAAGCCATCCGCGATACTGCTTCAGTTCAGTGGCGGGTGGCTGATACCGGCGAGCAACTTGTCCGCGCCAGCGACCTAGTGGCGTGGGCAGATCATATGGAACAACAAATGGAGCAGCTCAATGACTAACCAGCACTCAGTCACTATGTTAAGTGACTTGATAGAACAACTTGAATCAGGCATTGATTGCTATGAGATTAGTACGAGCCAGGCTCTTGCTCGTGCTTACGCCGCAGGTGCTGATCAACAGTTAGAACTAGATGCAAAGTGGCTAGATCACAATGCTCTAAACGAAGCACATCTAAAGATTGCTCCAATGGGCGAGGTATTAAAAGAAGCGATGCGCCCCAAGCCGCCGAGCTTGAAGGAGCAGGCGCTTGCTGAGCTTGATCTATTAAAGGCAGACGCGACTACTCATGGTCTTGGCTTTGACGCACCTGCCATCCGCCGCGCTCTTGAATCCCTACCCTCTTAGTCAACATCACTAATGACCCAACAACTTTCACCTGCTGCACAGGCAATTCTTGACGCTGCCGAAGCTGGGCTTGATGGCTACATCGAACTTTTACCGCCCACATGGAAGTCCAGTGTTGCCGCCGCCCTACGCGTTGCTGCTGATCAGTTCTTTTATGACTGGAACGGTATGTGCTGCGAAGAGCATCTCAAATCCATCGCTGCCGAGCTTGAAGCCCAGTAGTCCGATCAACTAATGACCGACCAACAGATTATTCAAGCTGCCCTTGAGGCAGGTCTCTGCTTCCCGGAATGCTGGGCACTGACTAGCCCCAGTGACCCAACTGAGGACATCAGCGACGTCTGGGGCAGCTATGAGCAGGGCAAGATGCAGACGCTTCGCCACTTCGCTGAACTGATCAAAGCCTTGTAATCAGATTCACTACTGCTCGGAACTTTTAATAAGCTAAGCCCTTATTAAAAACTCAGCCGTCACTGGCATAAACTCCTAACCAACTCCAAATTTCAGCCAAATTAGGCGATGACCATCCTCTGCGACTACGAGATCAAGGCACTCTGCACCGATGGCATGGTGCAAAACTATGACGAGGCATTGGTTAATCCCGCAAGCCTTGACCTACGGCTAGGCGACACGATCATGATCGAGTCCGCAGAAAACCTAGACATGCGCCCGCTCAGCATTGCCAGGAACACGGTCGAAAATCCTTACCTGCTACGCCCTGGGCAATTCATCCTTGCTCAGACCATCGAGGTGTTCAACATGCCAGAAAACATCGCTGGCTTGTTTTTCCTAAAGTCCAGCCGTGCTCGTGAAGGCTACGAAAATCTGCACGCTGGCTACGCAGATCCGGGTTGGCATGGCAGCGTGCTGACGCTTGAGCTGAAGAACAGTCGCCAGTTGCTACCGCTGCCCTTGTATCCCGGCATGAAAATCGGGCAGATGGTGTTCTTCCGTATGAGCCAAAAGCCTGTGCTGAGCTACGCCCAGGTTGGGCACTACAACAAGGATCTCAGCACTACCGGCTCAAAGCAGCTCGATCAGCAGGACTGAGCAGTCCTTTTCAATTTGTTTCAGGGGTGGATCGCCCTTGCTTTCCACCCGTTTTGGTGCCATAATGGACCCATGAGGCACAGCGCCTCACTGCCCAACGCGTAACCAGTCCCATGATCACAACCACCGCCGTATGGCTCCTTGCCCTACTGCTGCTGCCACTGCTCCTGATCTGGCACTTCAGTAAGTCAAAAGCACAACGCATCAACGAACAACGCCAGCGCGGCTGGACATGGAAGCAGGTAGCCGATTACTGGCACTGCTCACCATCCACTGCGCGCCGCTGGGCTATCGCTTAATGTCCTCAAGCCCCCGGCAACGGGGGCACCCTACCCACTGCGTATTCAGTCCCATGACCTACGACCTCACCGCTGCAGAAGAGACCCAGCTAGCCCGTGACCTCGCTAGCGATCTCGACGACTACATCAGCAACGAACTAGGCGACACGCTGATCGAACTCGCAGCAGACATCCTCCGCCGTTACGGCAGCGACCCCGGTAGCGATTACGGGCGTGACCTGATCCAAGACCTGACCAACCGCATCAGGATTACCGCTGCATGAAGCACACCGTCCGCCTCAAGCGCGGGCTGTACGTCCTGATGGATTCCTACACACGTCCATCACTACGCCTCAACCTGCCTTTCCTTTTCTGCCTTGCTGCAGTCATCACCGCAGGAATCACCCTGCAGTACGTCGAGCAGCAAAACCTACTCTGCCCATCTACCCAACGCGCACAATGACCACCGCCAAGGATCTAATCAATCAGCTCATCGAACTGCGTGCTGAACGCGAGGAGCTAGAAGCCCGCGAAGATTTCCTGAAAGAACAACTGCAAGGTGCCATCGCACTAGGCGAACTCGACACCCACGAAACCGACGACGGCATCTACGAGTTCGACAACGCCAAGTACATCCGCTGCCAGCGCAATAGCTACAAGCACAGCAAGGATGCTGAAAAGGCAATCCGCACCATTAAAGAGCAAGACATTGATGCTGGACTTGCACAGCGAAATGTGACAGTCTTCTACCAGCTACGCATGACATCTTGAACGATTCCATCACCTTCACCGTCCATGGGCTGCCAGCGCCCCAAGGCTCAAAGCGGCACATGGGCAACGGTGTCATGGTGGAATCCAGTAAGAATGTCAAACCATGGCGGCAGGACGTCAAGTTCACAGCCCTAGCCGCCAAACCTGCCAACTGGGACACCGCTCCAGCTATGTCCCTTTCAGTAGTGTTCCGCTTCCTTCGACCATCATCCCACTACGGGAAAAAGAATGCGCTACGCCCGTCCGCCCCCCAGCACTGCACTTCAGCTCGCAATGGCGACATTGAGAAGCTGATTCGCTCCACTAACGACGCCCTTACTGGTGTCCTTTTTGACGATGACCGCCAAGTTGTTACTGTCACCGCCACCAAGCGTTACTGCACAGCAAACGAACAACCGGGCGCTGTCATCACGCTCACTGCGCTAACACCTAACGCCTCATGACTTACCCAAACCTCGCGGGCGTCATCACCAAAGATGACGTATTCCGTAAAGGGACTGGATCCTACGCCGCAGACTACGTTTCCTGGGCGCGGATCGCAAATCACCTGCACGCCAATGCACCAGGCTGGCAGTTCGCCCTCATGCAGGACGACGCTGGCAACCACGTCTGGAAAGCACCAGACGGCAGCGGTTACATCATGGGTTACTTCCGTGGTCCTGATGGGGAATCAACTGTTTGCTTCCCGTACCCTTGCCAGGATCACAGGAATCAGCCTGTCGCTTTTGACAAGGTATCCTGCCGCGTTTTAACAGACACGCATCGCCGTGGCCTTTGCGCTGCAGCCGCTTACTTCTTTAGCCTTGGCTACGAGTTATGGGCACGCGAAGAAGTAGAGGAGGCAAAAGGTGAACCTGCATCGCCACCTGTTACACCTTCAGCGCCTGCCAAAGCAAAACCTGCCGCCACCGCTACAAAGGATGAATCGGCACCTGATCTAGACGCTGAGGACCTCCCGATCACGGACAAGGATCTAAAAACGATCCGCGACCTGTTGGCAGCAGAAGCTGTTGTCAAACGCAACAAGATCATCAAGGAGTTCAACAAGGCGTTTGAGGTGCCAGAAGGTGAGCTAATGACAGCTCATATCACGCTCCCTAAACACCTGCGGTTTATCCAGGAGCGTCTGTCCACCTAAACCTACGGCAGCGCCATGACGGATGAGATGATGCACGCTCAGATGGCAGCAGCATACGCTGCACAACGCACAACGATGAAGCCTCATCTCCCTGCTGATCTTGAACTGCTGCCACCGCATCTGCGTGCACAGCTTGAACATTTCATGCAGGCACGTCAGTATTCAGCGCAACAAGCATTGTCAATTATCCTTTCCAAATTCTTCGGCTCATGCTCCAAATTACCGCAGTAGGCAATCTCGCCGCTGACCCCGAACTCAAGACCGTTGGTGATCGTGAGGTTGCTAACTTCACCTTGATGGTCAACAAAAAGGTAAAAGGCGAAGACCGTACAACAGCACTTCGCTGCGCCGTATGGGGTCCACGCGCTAAGGTCGTCGACGACTTCTTGACCAAGGGCAGTCAAATCACCGTGACCGGACAGGCGTACATCGAGACGTTTGAACGGAAGGACGGCACTCCTGGCGCATCACTTGATGTTGCAGTTAACGACTTCACGTTGCCGCCGAAACAAAAGGCTGCAGCCGACGACATGCCGTTCTAATGTACCCGGGGGCTTTTGCCCCCTTTCTTTTTTCTCGATGGCTGATCCGCTCCGCGACTATCTAAACGAAATCGGCAAGATCCCTCTGCTAACGGGCGCAGAGGAGATCGAACTTGGTCATGCAATCAAACGGATGACGGAGATACGAGACAACGACAACCCAACCAAGCAGCAGCAACGCATCATCAAAATCGGCAAGCGTGCCAAAGAACGCATGATCAAAGGCAACCTACGCCTCGTGGTAGGTGTTGCCAAAAAATACAAGCACATGACCAATCGCCTTACCATGCACGACTTAGTGCAGGAAGGCAATATCGGTCTGATCCGTGCGGTAGAACTTTTCGACCCTGAGCGCGGGTACAAGTTCAGCACCTACGCCTACTGGTGGATCCGGCAAGGCATCATGCGTGCGATTCAAACGTATGACCGGATCATCAAGCTGCCAAGTGGCGCCATCGAGGTATTGCGTAAGGTCCGGTCATTCTCGATTGAATACCAGCGCCAGCACGGTCGAACGCCAAGTATTGAAAGCTGCGCTGAGTTTGTCAATGTCACACCGCGAGCGATGAAATACTACATAGCCGCTTCTATAGATGCTGGCAGCCTTGACGCCAAGGTCAACAACTCAGGCGAAGCAAGCACCTACATCGAACTGATCGCTGCTGATGATGACCCTACTTCTGATGACGTTGAACTGGACACACGGATAGAAGCGGTGCATCAGGCGTTAACGCACATGAGTGATGAGGCAAGACAGCTTATTGAGTTACGGCACGGGTTAAAAAACAACGAGCCGAAGTCAATGCGCGACATCGCCAAGGCATTAAATCTCGCCCAAGACAACACCAAACGAAAAGTCCACCAGGCTGAAAACGAAATGAAACTGATCTTGAAGAAGGGACCGCCAAAAAAGCATTCCCTACAGAGCAACAGCTCCAGCTTGATCTGGGGTTGGGGTTAAACCATGCCTGCCAACAGGATGGGTCCGCCATGCCCTGAGTGTGGCAGTCAACTGACTGATGTATCAACAACAGAACGCAGCGAGGATCGTAGCTTCTGGAGATCTAGGAAATGCGTAACCTGCGGACATCGCTTTCATACGGTGCAGCAGCCTGAACAGTACGCCATCAAGGGCACTGTGACTTGGCACTGCGAGGGCAAGCTACGCAAACCAATGATCAACTGGAGGTTTTATGAAGCGGGATAGGCTGGCGATCAGTAGGTTTCAATCCGTCGAAACCTATGTTGACTGGTCAGGGCGTGTTTTTATCGCCTACTCATCAGGAGCTAGCGTCATCGTGCGTGACGCAAAAGCATTGCGTAAGTTCTTGGGACTTGCACCTAAGACACCTAGCCGTGAGTCTTTGGATTCTTGGCTGGTCTCACTCGCTGCAATAGACGATGAACGGCAAAGCCGCAAGACACAACAAACGACAGGATTGACAGAAGAAGTTCTGCAAACAGGTTTTGGACCCGAGTGTCATCTTGATGAGACTGATCCGAACCATCAGACCCGGACTGTAATTTAGCCTCATCGCCCAGGAAGATTTCAAGCTCTAGCTTTGAGATGTGTCCGGTAGCCTGCTTTAACAGCTTGCTGTAGTAGGCGTTTTGCTTAACAAGCGACGAGCATAGCTTCGCCACTTCTGCTGCATCATTGCAGTGCAGGACAGTCCTAGCCTGGCTTTCTATTTGTAGTTCCTCCTCGATGGAGAAATCTACAACCATCCAGTCTCCCCAAGACATAGGACTGCTGCATATTCTGCAGGGTAGCCCTAATAATTCCACCTAACACGCGGACGCCCTTTGCGTATCCCTAGATGCACAAATCCTTTGGGAGCGCCGTAACCTACGCTGTACTGCCAGTGCTTGTCGCAATACTCTTGCACCTTGTAGATATCAACGCCTTCAATGTAGAAATCAACAGCGCCTACGTCAGGTGCATCAAATAAGTGCTCCGAACTGCTAGCGCCACCAACCATCCGATTGACAGAAACTGGACGGTAGCCGCTAGTGATGATCAGCGGTTTGCCGCCAAAATGCGCCCTTACCTTTTCTAAAAACTCAGCCAGCTCTGTAGCAGTCTTGATCTGATAATCAGCAGCGAAACGCCGTTCCTCTTGATTGAGCGCAAACTCACCGATAGCAATGTGCGGGGTCAGCTTGGCGCTAAACGGCGCGGTAGGACGCAGCTTTGGTGGTCCCTGCTGTTTTTGGACGCTGCCAGTAAACAGCGCGACCTCATCCTTCCTGCGATTGACTAGACCCTCTAGGACTTTGTTGCCTGCTTTGTTCCAGCGTGGCAGCTCCTCGATTACGACCTTGGTGGCATCCTCGCCAGCCAGCAGCCGTTTACGCAGCGTGCTTTCTTCCAGCGCACCTAGCCCGACGTTGTAGGCAAAACTGATGATCGCTGCAGTCTGCTCACCGCGCCATTTTTTCGCCAGCGCCAGCAGTGCGAAAACACCAGGCGCAAACAGGTTCTCGACCTCATGCAGCAGCATCTCATCGGCTTCCTGCTGCGTAATCGTGTCACCCATGCGGACGGCACGATTCGCTAGCCGTGTCGCACCGTACCCAATGGTCGGCACATCAGCAGGACAGCGGTACGCTTCCAGCCTGCAGCCCTCCCACTTTTTGATGAGCTTTAGGGCAGGCGCCAGCCATGCAGCAGGCAGCGGATCCTTAGCAACAGGATCGGCGCGATACAGCTCAGCAAACTGTTCTAACGCCTCCTTGCTAACGCGCTCCTGCAGCCAGTCCCACGCTGCTAGCTGATGCGGTAACTGCTTGAAATGCTTGGCAGCGTCACGCAGTTGAATCGTGCTCATTGATCGGACCAGGGGGACTTGATCTCCATTGCGCCGCCTAACTTGCGGCTTTCACCAGTTTGCAACTCATCATTGATTTCATGATGAATGACAACAGGCATAGGCTGCTCAGGTTGCGCCTGATGCCAGCGTTTTTCCTCGCGGTCTAAACGCGGTTTGAGTGTCTTCTCAAACTTGTTGTCTCGCGCCCAACGGCTCAAATAATGCCGCCAGTCTTTATCGCCAAACCGCGCCAGCCATACGGTATCGGCATTCAACGCTTTGGGAACACCACCTTCAGCGCCTTGACCAGCAGTTGAATCCAGCCGTTTTCCTTGATCGGCAGCAGGCTGATAATTTCAGAGCCAGCGGCGATCACAATGGCGATAACAGCAGCAGTAGTCGGATCCATGATCAACAGGATGGCGGACGTACTTCCAGCTTAGAGACTCGCTGCTCAACAGTATTAAGACGAGAGAAGAACTCTTTACGATCTTCCTTAATGTCTGTATGCAGCACTTCCAACTGAGTGGCAATATGCTCTACGGCTGAAGTAAGCCTGATAACAGCATCTCGCGCTTCATCAGACTTGCGCGAAAAACCCATAGCACCCATCGCCGCAACTGAAATAGAAGCACCAGCTACGGCTGCAAAAACTTCAATCATGACGACGGATGCTACAGATACAGGTTACTTGCCCTGCCCTCTTGTCTTTTTGCGCCCGTGATTGGGCAGGCTGTTTTGACCTTGACCCTGCCGGGTCCGCTTCGGTTTGCCGGGCTGGTGCTCGACACGTCCCAGTGCGGTCTTCGATTTGACTGCCATGATCAGTTATTCCAGGGAACGCCGGCAGCTTTGGACGGATGACGTTGCTCGTCGATTTGTGCCTGAAGAGCAGCTTCAATTTCGGCAACTTTCGGGTCACCGCCAAGGGCTTCCTTGACCCAGCCGATTACTTCATCCTCAGTCAAGTCTGAATACGGGATCAGGTTGTCGGGGCGCTGGAAACCGATGCTGCCGTATGCCGAGCTGGAATACGTGCCATCGTTGGCGGCAATGGTGTAATGAGCAGTAAAAACGAAGCCGTCGTCGGTTTCGCGCTCAAGGGTGCTGATACCCCACGTGAAGGTGGTGGCCATGGTAAAAACCGTGTTCGCTAGCAGGTTAGTAGTGGTGCAACCAGTTGGATAGTGCCGGTTGCCCGCACGAGTAGTGAAGGGGACTAATCAGTTTGCCTGCATGATGATCCAGTTGGTGCCATCACTTACTAATGTTGCAAATCTGCCGGCAGTAGCCGCAAGTATTGCAGTACCGGCCGCGCCGCCTGCAAGTGGAACCACATTGGAAGATGCTGAGACGACCGTGAATGCAGCAATGGTTTTTAGCATGATTTCACGGCCAGTCCAAGCACTTGCAGTTGGTAGCGTCACCGTGATGGAGGCTGTGCCGTTGCAGATCAGCCAGTTTTCTGTGATGCCGACAGTAAACGCCCCTGTCTTTGTAACAGGAGCACCACGCCCAATGGCACCTGCATACCTAGCAAAACCATTGCTATCAATACGCAGGCGCTCCGTCGGAGAAGAAGCCCCATCCGCCGTTGTAGAAAATACGAGGCGGCCTGGCATGTCGTTAGTGCCGGGGGTGCCGTCTACAGCTACGGTGATAGAAGCTGCGCTAACAAAGTTAGTACCGTCGTCACCAGTAAACTGGATTCCACCAAGGCCGTCTCCGCTTTGAACAATGGCGCGAGTTCCGACGCTTGCGCCACGAGATTTGCTAAAAATGTATTCTGAAAAAGCGGTATTATCTGACCAGCGACCACTGTTTACATAAGCGAGTGCGCCGGTGCCGTGCACCTGTAACCCCGCTCCGAGTAACGCGGTAAAGCTTGTAGACGTACCAACCAAGAGCCTGCCGCTGGAGTCGATGCGGGCGAGCTCACTGGATGGTCCTTGAACAATGAGCGGTGCAGTTGATGCTGCAGCTTTGATATCAAGCGTGCCTCCAGGGCTTGTGCCAATCCCTACTCTGCTGTTGTTATCTACAGTCAATGCAGTGGTTGGCGAACTTGTAGCGCCCCGTTTGATATAAATATTGCCCGTAGTGCGTTCAAAGCCAATTTCCGCTGTGGTTTCGCTTGTATTTGCCGAGCCAAACTGCATGTAGGAGTATGCGTTTGCGCCAACGTCAAAGCGGAAGCCGTCCTGTACATTGATCTGAAACTTGGCTGCTGGGCTCGCAGTGCCAATCCCTACGTTGCCTGCAAAGTAATTAGCAGCAGTGCCGTTAGCGTAGAAGTTAAAACGACCAGTGCCAGAAGCAATGTTGCTATAGAAACCAAAGTTATTAGTGGCGCCTGTTAAAGCAGCGTCAGCAAAGAACCCGTACTGACTGGTGATAGCCGATCCAGCGCCAACAGTGCTCTGGCTTGCCTTGTAGTGCGTTAAATTGCCAAGAGTAAACGCAGCCGCTTGCGTTGAGATATAGCTAGAATGACTTGTATATACGTTAGTCTGTGCCGAGCTAACTACTGTATCATCATAAATACCATTGGCGGTTGTTCCAGAGCTATAGTTAGCCGTGCCTCCGCCAACGCCAATCTTTTCATTGCCTGTATAAGATCGGCCAACAAGTACGTTGCCTGCCGAGGTGATGCGCAGGCGTTCGGTGCCATTAGTGCTGATGGCTACTTGGTCTGCGCCGGGGGAGTAGATGCCGGTGTTGGTATCGCCGCTAAAGAACAATCCGGGGGTGCTGACGCTGCCCGCAATAATCCCCAGCGCACCGGTCATCGTGTCGCCGTTCACGTCAACAAACGTGCCGGTCTCACTGCGCCATGCGCTACCGTCCCACACCTTGAACACATAGGTGCCGCCGGTGGTATCCAGCCACTGCTCACCCAGCGTGTTACCAGTTTCACCACCAGAAGCAGGACTAGCGTTTGGTGCCGTGGTGCCAACATGCACAGGACCAACCTTCACAAGGCTGCCGCTGGCACTTTTGAAAAATAGTCCGGGGCTTGTCGCTTCAGTATTAATAGCAATCTGCCCGTCAGACATCGCCGCAGGGGTCGGGCGCTTGTTGGCGGTGCTACTACGAAGATGCTGCAGAGCCATTCCTTAACACCCCAGCGGGGGCTGGAAATTACCTCTGAAGTCTACGTATCAGTACGTTCCTTCGTTGATATTGACCGTGCCGTCAAAGGTAGCCGTACCAGTTACATCTAGTGTTCCAGGGATGTCGATGTTGCTTGTCCACTCAACACCGGTGCCGGCTGCATCGGTTTGCAGCAGTTGGCGAGCAGTACCATCGGCAAGTTTGCTGACGGCAATTTCAGCACTAGCACTAATGTCTGCGTCAACAATGCTGGCATTACCCGAGACCAGTACGTTGCCGCTTTGATTCGGGAAAGTAATCGTGCGGTCAGCCGTTGGATCGGTGACGGTAATTGTGGTTTCATTTGCATCAGCCGTGCTGCCTTCAAACACCAGCGAACCGGTGGTGCCAATCAGCAGCTCACCAGTCATGGTGCCGCCAGCCTTAGCCAGCTTGTCGTCCTCTAGTTCCTGCAGTGCGGTTTGGACGTTGGTAGCAGCAATACCGCCGTAAGGCGTAAAGGTAATGTTGCTGGCTAACTGACCGCCAATACCACTGGAAACGTCAACGAGATCCCAAGCGGTGCCGCTAGACACCAGCATGTCCGGTGGCGCCAGTGCAACAGCCGGTGCAGGCGAAGTGCCCGTGCCACTGACTGAAACAACAACGTAGTAGCGCAGGTTGTTGGCAGATGCTGCAGGTAGTGCGGCACTAATAATCAAGCCGGCAGCCGTACCAGCAGCAGTGACAGAGGCAACCGTGTTTGTGCTGGCGTTATACGTACCGGCGTACAACAATTCACCGGCGGTAATGGTGATCGGCGTCCAAGCGTTGCCGTTCCAGAGATAAAGGTCGCCGTTTAGTTCGTCGTAGAAATACTGCCCTTTGTATTCAGGCGTGGGGAATGTGACGACACCGGCTGTGCTACCAGCACCACCAAATTGAACGACTGCCGAGTCAGCAATCTTGGCGCCGGTGATTGAGTTTGTGCCGTAAAGACTGGCGCTAAACGTACCAGTGGTAATTTTGCTGGCCGCAAGATTCGGAATATCGGTGTCGGCTAACGCTGCACCGCCTGTGACGTGCCCTTGGGCGTCATAAGTAATTTTGGTTGCCGTGGCAGCCGTGACGCTATTGCTGTGATTAAGGGCGCCAGCGCCAGTAACCGTGAGACCCGTGCCCGGTTGGACGGCGCCATTTCCGCCGATTGTGGCTATCGGTAAGTCAGTGCCGATGATGGCGCGACCACCAGTAACTAAACCCTTGGAGTTGAAGTTGACGACTGTGTAATCAGTAGGGCTGGCGGTTACGTCGTTATTGATTTCAATGGTGCTGCCGTCCATACGCAGCCCTTCGCCGTTGACCTGCACAGCACCTTTGGCGCTAGTGGTCGCTGTTGGCAGGTCGGTCGGGTCAATCGTCCGATAACTGACCGCACCAGCAGCGTTGGTGGGACCAGCCAGAAATTGATTGGCGGCGCCGGTGTTATCCAGCGTTGCCGCGATGGTGACGGTATCGCCGGAGGTCGTAATACCGATATTGACGATGCCGGCGGTGTCACCGTTAACGGTGTTGATCGAACCAGCCGCTTTGATGCTCTGCCAAGTGCTGCCGTCCCAGCAGTAAACCTTCAGGTCGTCGGTATCCAGTGCCAGTTGGCCTGTGTACGCACCACTTGCCGGAAGGGTGGTAACGAGGTCAACGGTGGATTCGTTGGCGAGTTTTGCTGCGGTGACTGCGCCAGAAGCAAGTTGGGTGGCGCCGATACCGCCGGTGGCGATGGCTGAGCCAGCAATTTGACCGCTGGTGAAAACGATCTTGGCGCCGGGGATGGTGGCGTCTGCAATCAGGGTGACGCCGTACCCGATGGCGTCGGTGACCGTGATTTTCTTGGTTTCGCTGGCGCTTACGTCTGCAACGGCAAAAAAGTCGCCGCCGGCAAGGTTCGCACCAGTTAGCTGCGGGAGTTCACTGATTCTCAGGTCGCTCATGGGTTACTCCTGATCCTCCAGCAGCAAGTAAGAAGTTGGGTCTTGCTCAAGCTTGATTCTATCGCCGCTCTCCTGGACCAGATAGCTGGCTGCAATGGTCTGGGCTCGAAGTTGGATCGGACCAGTCGCTACGAAGTCGATGGTTGCTTGGATGCGATCTTCGGGAGTGAACGCCACGCCAGAACTGGTTACCAGTGCGTCAAACTCCCACCACAACGAATCGTTTAACTGGCGAAATTGCGTTCCAGTCATTGAACCCGTGTCGGGCGATTTGATGTAAAACTTGCCGCTAAAAGACGAGCCAACTTCTGTCCGCAATACAAGCTGCATCAGGTAGTTGACTGTCTCGTATTCCTTGTTGTTTTCGTAGTCCCAGATAGCGGTTAACGATCCACTGCCTGTGATCAGGCTGCTGTATTGCGACCGGTATGTTTCGCTGAGAGCTGTAATATCAACGGTTTCGCGGTTGGTGTTTAGTTCGTAGCTAACAACGTCTCCCAGTACGCGGGCTACGGGGCTATCCATCGAAACGCTGATCGGAATGTTTCGCGCAATCGTTACAAGGTCGATCTTGTTTGTGTTTTTTAGTGCATCGCCGAATGTGTCGTGGAGTGTGACACCGCCTAGCTCATCAACGTGGATGTACCAGGAACCTGCTGTTTGGACGGTGGAATTAGCCCAGCCGCTTGCCGCGACAAAATCCAGCGTGGTGCCGTCTGTTGTAGCGATCTGGATACGATCTCCAGTTAACAAATAGCCTTGCTGGAAGTCGAAGCTGAAGCGATCTTTGGTGGCGTTTATGTCGGATGGATTTACAAGGGAGGTCAGTGGCGTTTCAGTCCCTTGGCGTTGCAGTTCAATGCTGCCCGTGTAGCCGAGATAAACGCCCATCAGATTGTCACCGCTGTTAATGCGCCAGTGGCTTGGAAGTTGATTTGGGCACTGCTGACTTCACCCACCCCAACGCTGGTGCTGACGCTGGTGATATAAGCCGTCATCCGAATATCGTTTGTTATCGTGCCATCCACAAAACGCAGTCGCAGATCAACTGTGTCGGTGCTGCTAACCCCAGTGGTTTTGATGACTTTTTTCAGCAGTGTGGCGGCATCGTTGCGGCCAGTGTCGTCTTTGTAGTACAGCAGCGTGGCGGATCCGCTGAAACCTTGGACGCCGGGGGTGTAACTGCGCTGACTGTCGCCAAGCGTGGTTGTTTCCAGCATTTCGGCGTCAGCTTGGACGCTCCAGTTGGTGACCTTGATCTGGGTGGTGCCGTCGATCAAGAGCTGACCGTCCCGACCGGAATACGCTTTAGCCATGAGTCAGCCTCCTTGTTTCAGTTTAGAGAACAGCCACAAGCTTGACTGTTACGCTGCTACGCCCAGGGCGCACACTTGAAATTTCTGGTGGTCCTGAGTAACGCCAGTTGGTGCCAGCTCCAGAGTTGATGCTGCCTGGCGTCCAACCGGATGTGGTGTTGCCGGCAAGGCTGAAGGTGGAGTAGGTGCCTTTTGTTTCGTCAAAGTGTGTAACAAAAGCGTTGGCGTCGGTGTCGCTGATGTTGTCGAAGCTCAGTGACAGTTGCGCTCCAGTGCGACGGCTGCCGTACAAAATGCGCGTCTCAACGCCGGACTGGCTTTGGAAGGTTTTGATTGGATAATCGCCGGCATCAAATGAACGTGATGTGGGCTTGAGATTCGGGAATGGCATCGTCAAGCCTCCTCAATAAAGTTGCTGGTGGAGACCAGATCTTGGGCGATAACACTACGGTAGCTGGCGTCGGTGGGGAAATGGCTCGCCACGATTTCAACCAAACCTTCCGCGTCAAGGGTCAGTTGCTCCACCACGTAGGTATTGGATGAGGTGGATCCTGTGACGATGGAGAAAACTGAGCCGTATAAATCTGCCTGTGTGGTGGCGCCATTTGAAACAGTCAGCGTTCCAGCGGATACGGTCTCAGCGGGTGGGCGGTAATAAACAACGGAGTAGTTGCCGTTGGCTAAGGGTGTGGCTGAAGTGATGGCGCCAGTTTCAGAGACCACGCCGTTGTTGACGCCGCTGTAGGGGCTGGATTCTGTGATGACGCGGATGTAGGAACCGGGGGCAAGGTTCAAGCCTTGGGGCGTTGTTTTGAAACGGACGCTGTGAGTAACACGGCGACGAATCGACAAGATGTACTTTGCCGCCAGCAAGGCGTGGTCTTTACTGGTGCAGTATTGGGTCAGGTCAAAGGATTCAATACGGTCTGAAGTAGATGTTGTGTTGTTCCAGCGCAGATTGAGGGTGCGCTCTACGGGCAACTGATTTTTTGCGCCTTGGCGATAGCGCATTACAGCTTGGATGTTGTTGCGTTCTTCGCTGTTGAGGTATTCAATCGTGAACGTATCTTCGATGATGTTGCCGCTTGTGAACAGGGCGCTGATGGGGACAGCATCGGTGCTGATCCCACCCGAAGGAGTTGTGGGTATGGCAGGTACCAGGCTGAACAAGCCATCACGAATTACAAAGTTGCACAGGAAAAATGGGGCAACACTTGTGATGAAATCCCTGATGTTGGTTGCGTCAACGATGGCGCCATCAAAGAAGAGTTTGTTAGTACGCAGGAATCGGGCGACTGCCGCAAAGTCGTTAGTTTTAATCTGAGCCGGACTGATTAAAGTTCCCGCGCCAGCGACCGGATCTGTCAGTAGGTAGTAGATCAGATCGCAAAGCAGGTTGCTGGCCCCAACGGTTCCGGCTTCGTCAGGGTGGAAACGTGTAACGGGCAGTCCGTCATCTTTCCAAACACGGACCTGATCGAGCTGCGCGTAGGTTTTAGATGCCTTCAGCGCCAAGCCCATCATCACCATGTTGGTGTACTGAGGGGTGGTCGGGTTGTCTACGATTTCGTTGACGTAAACAATCTCGTGCTCTGGCGCATCGTTATTGCTCTTTTGCAGCAAGTCGCTATAGAAACTTACGTCGGCAAGTTGCGATTTGTCTTCAAAAATGCGATCTGCGTTTAGACCCGCAGGGATAACAACGGTCTGCAGTGAATCAATACGGACGTTTGGACCAAAGATCAAACCGCTTAAGTTTGGGACTGCGCCAGTTGTAAGAACAGGGTTTGTTGCTGATGCCGTTTGCTGCGCCACGAAACTTTCGTTGACTGTCCACGAACCCGTTGATCCAGCCGGATTGACGCTAATTCCGAGATCGCTCCAGATTCGTCCGAACAGCTCTACGGGCAGGAAAGAACCATTGTTAGTAATAAGTTGCGCAGACCACGTAACGCTGATTGTTTTGGAGCCGACCGTGTAAGTGCGTGTGCGTGTAGCGACTTGTCCGAGGTCGTAGCTGCCACCGCCGCTTTTGTAGTAAGGACCAAATTGTTCCCAGAGAAAAGCTTGACGCAGGCGCCTTTGGATTGTTGCGTCGTTCTGGTAATTTTCAGGTGTCCAGTACGCGATGCTTGCTGCGCTTGGCAGAGCGTAGGTAACGGAAGAATTGGTAATCTCTCCGTTTTGGGTCATCTCAAGATTAAATTCCAGCTCGGTTACATCACGTTGTTTGCCGACGCCGTAAATCTTGAAGTCGCCGTATGCAGTGGATACTGTTCTGGACAGTAGGGCGTTTGAATCAGTTAAATACCTTTGGTCTAGTTGCCAAAACAAGTCGCCCACGCCCATGTGCCGAATGGTGTTTGCGCTAGAGCGAGGTACGAATCGAAACTCCCACTGCTTTGTTTCAAAACCACCTGAACGAGGATGCTCGAAGCGCAGGAAGTTGTATAGGTCAATCGGTTGATCGCCGCTAATACAGAAACTAGCTCCCATCAATGACCACGCATATTCGTTACCGTTTGCGTCTAGTTCGGCGGGGCGTACTTGTACGGCGAAAACAGACGTACGCTGAAAATACTGCGTCATCTGTCCATTTTGTGTAATAACTTTTTTCTTTTGTAGACGTTCAAATTCGTCTGGTTTTGGCAGATTGCTGAAATTACACAGGCCGTTGGCGTAGTTAAATACGCGACTTTTAAAGCCGATTTCTGTGCAGTCGCAAGTACGACTGTTACGCACCAAGCCGATTTGGGTACGCAGCAAAGGGTAGAAAGATACGGGAATGATTGAAGTAGCGCCTTCGTTCAGGTCTGGATCACTTGTAACGCCGGTAGTGAGATAGTACGTGTTGAGGATTCCAACTTTGCGGTTGTCTCCTGGAGAACCAAGCAAATCAATGCATCGCAGTGTTATGTCTTGCGTCATGTTTTTACGTGGCATCCACAACGCTTGCGTGCGATTAACGACTTTCCACACCGTGAAGCCGATTTGGATTGTCTCGCCTAGTTGAAGTTGTGAATCGGCGGAAATAGCTTGGGAATCTAGTTCACTGTTAATGTCATCAATTTTTACGTTTTTCATCCGAAAACCGTCATTTTCTGTGCGATCAGACCAATACAGCTCTTTGCGTAAGCGGGTTGGATCAATCCTGAACACGCAGGTATCGTTGATCGCTGCTTGCATTTCGATAAATTTAGTAGCACCAGTAGCGGTATACGTAGTGCTGCCTCGTTGCAAAGAAATAACTCCCATGCGACGGCTATACGCTCGTCCTGTTCCTTGTTGTCCTCTATTTCGTACTTTATTTTCCCAGTCGTTTGTTCTGCCCTTAAGTGCATAATCTCCTGTTACTTTGACTTGCTCCAGCACGACGGGTTTGATGTCGTCATCTGGGGAACCCGTTTCGATTGCAGGGTGAAGTTTAAAATTAACGCGATAATCTGTGCCGTTATAGATAGGTGAGTAGACACCAAATTGTGTGTTTGATGAAGGTGTGTACGCTTGGCAAAATGCCGTATCGGTCAGGCTCTCGCGTGTAGGCGCAACAAATATATCAGCGTTACTTTCTGGATCGCCGGAATCTAGTGTTCCTCTGGATCCGTATCTAAAGTTGTCAGATTTGATCCGAGATGTACCGTTAAACGTACCGCTGCGCCAGTAGAAGGCGTACAGGTGTGCGTAAGCAGCATCAAGTGGAGTGCTGCCTAAGAAAATGCCGGTGAGATCTGGGCGGTCAATACCGGTTGTGCCAACGCCCTGTTCGCCTATGATGTAAAGCTGTTTGATTGCCTGCGTTGTGCCGTAGCTGAACGCTCGTGACCACACCATCTTGGGTGTAATCAACATGCCACCAGTCGCGCCCGTATAGCGGCCAAAAATAACCGGCACGGGATCTGCGTAGCTGGAAAGTTCAGCTAAAGAATCAAAACCGCTTGTTGGTGCAAATCGGCTGGCGCCAGTGATATTGGACAGCCTTCGTTGCCTTGTGGGGTCTTGTGCCCCAGGCATTTTGGGTTTTGGTGCTAGTAAGTAACTAGCTGCTGTAAGTGCCAGTCCAATCGCAAAACTTATGACTGCTGATGTGATGGCCGCTGATTTAGCTGCTGTGCCCCCTGCCGCCGCCAAATATCCGGCTGCCAGCAGAGGTGCGACCGCTTGAATATCAGGAATCAGGTCGTATTCAGCAGGTCGTATTTGGGATCTTTTATACGCTTCGGCAACAAAAAATCTGTACTCGTCCTCCGTTATTCCTGCTGTTTCAATAAGCTGCCTTTCAAACGGAAGCAGTGGCAGCGTGTAACGCTTGATATAGGGCACCATGCGACCTTGTTCAAATGGGGATTGATGTGCAGAATTCCCGTTTGCCATGTGACCGCAAAAGTCTTGGTGTGTTGCGCTAGTAGCAGCACGTCACCATCGTACTCAGGACGGTCAACCTGTACGCCCCAGGTCAGGAGGTCTCGGGCTATTTGGCGCCAGCCGGCAGCGTACCAGTCCTGCTTGAACGCCGGCGTTGGTATCTGCAAACGCTCTAATACTGTGTAAACCAAGTGGATGCAGTCGATCTCGCCGTCAGTGCCGTCAGCACCGAAGCGGTACTGCATACCAACTAGATCACTGCAATCTGACACTGCTGCTGGTAGGTAGTGCGCCAACTAAAAGTTGCGTGATACGCCGCATTGGAACGTCGGAGCCCACAGAGTCAAGGACTGTGTTCAGCGTCAGGTTCAACGTGGTTTCATCCCAGCTTCCTTCGGCTACCGCACCCACATAGGTGTGCATCAACGTGCCCGCGCTGGTGTTGTCGGGGTTGAGGGCAAGCACGTATACCGTGGCAAGCCAACGATTCTCTAACGCGGAAATACCCCAGGATCGAGCCAGTGCATTATTGGGAAAAACCAGCGAGGCATCCGTGTTGTCGCCGCTGCGGTTGATGCTTACTCCTGAAAATCCAAACGGAAGAAAGCTATACGTTTGACTGTTGAACGTGGCGGTTTGGTTGATATGGAAGTTTTGGTAGCGGAATGTGTTGCCGCTTCCTTGGAGGGTTAGGTAATTGCCAACGGCAATGGTGGTGCTCATACGCCGATCCTCCGGCGGGTGCTAGGGGATTGTTGCAGGCGGCGGAGTGTTTGACGTTGACCTTCAGCGGCGCCTTGGGCGGCAGCTTGCTGCATACCAGCTTGGAACTGATCGGCGGTCACGTAGTCCACGTTGTTGATCCGCTCCACGCTATAGCGAACGTCGATGGCTGCAGATGCCATTGTGGCAGTGCCGCCTGTTTCGCCGCCATCGCTGCCGGTTGGGATGACGCTGGAACCACGGGCACCGGCGGCGTAACGCCCCATCGCGCCACGCATCTTGCTGGCAGGGATGACATATTCCGCTTCGCCGCCTTCGCCGATCAGTGCGCGGGTAGGTCCGGTAACAAAACCACCTTCGGCAAAGAAACTAGGCGCACCAGCACCAAACATTGATGCTCCGCCACCAACGCCAGCAGCAGGCATCGTCACGGGACCTTGACCGCTAAACATGCTGGGATTGCTACCCCCACCAAACAAACCAAGTAGCTGCTTAAAGGCAAACATGATCACCATTTGAGCAATAATCTCGGTTGCCATTTGAACAAAGGCATCACCAACACTTTTGAAGAATCCGGCCAATGCCTGTTGAGTTGATTGTGCGCCGGTCACGATTGATTGGAACGCACTACTAAAGGCGCTGCCAATTCCTTGGGCGCCAGTCATTGCCATGTTGACCGGATCAATCAATTCTTCAAAACGTTTCTTCAGCTCTTCTGTTTTCTTTGTTGCATCGTCTACTGGGCCAAGGTTGATATCCGTCCTGAATGCACCGGCGCCGCCACGTAGCGGATCACCAGCCTGAAGGCCGGCAAGCTTGTAGTACTCCTCAATTTGTTTCTTGAGTTCTTCGCTCTGCAGTTTGAGGATATCAAGGCGCCTAATCTCTTTGCTTAGCGTGGTCAGATTGATTTTCTGCTCTTCATTTTTAAGTTCACCAATTTGCTTGGCGCGATCCTCAAAGTCATACTGGATCTGCAATCGTTTGCGTTCAATCTCTGAACTTTCGTCTAGCAACGCCACTTGTCGAAAGAATTGCGTTCCAAGTTGATCGCCTGTTTTCAGTGATTGTTCCAGTTCTTTGCGTAAACGTTCGGCTTCGCGGGCAGCATCGGAAACACCGCCGCGACCTTTCCCTCCAGCACCGCCACTAGGGGCAAGCAACGGAGGCAACGCGCCACCGCCAGCCATTCTTGGTGCAGCAGCGGCAGCCCCTGCCCCCATTTCTGAAGTGACAAGAGATTTGCGCAGTCGTTCCCGATATTGCTGAACTTCTTGGTCAAATGGATTGGCGTATCGCAACGCACCAAAACGTGTTCTTGTACGTCTATTGGCTTCTTCGTAAGCTCTTGCCTCTGCACCAATTCGAGAGGCGCTATTTAGCCTTTCAATAAGTGCGTTGACGCCATCAATCAAAAACTTAAACACCGGTTCAAAGAAAGTACCGATATTTTGCGCAAGGCGCTGGAAGGAATCTTGCAAAGTGCTGAGTTTGCCGTTTAAGGTGTCACTCTGGGCAATCGCGCCATTTGCATATTTGCCACCAGCGTCCGTCAGTTTGATGATTGCCGCTTCAACAGCTTGTGCGCTAATGCGTCCTTTTTCAAGCGCGTCTTGGAACTCCTCGCCGCTGAGCTTGTACTCATCTTTGAGTATTTTTTGCAAAGCAACTCCACGCTCTTGGAACTGCAGCAGCTCCTCCCCTTGCAGCCTGCCTTTGGCTTGCACTTGCCCATAAGCAGTCACTAAGCCCTGCAGTTCTGCGCCAGTGGCGCCACTTACGTCAGCAAGGCGGCGAGTTGTATCTACAACTTTGCTTGTCTCAACCCCAAAAGCTTGAAGACGTTTAGCCGAATTAATAAGTTCGGAACTTGTGAATGGTGTTACCGCCCCAAGATCCTGTAACTGTTTAACAATTTGAGTGGCTTTTTGTACGCTGCCAGTCAATACCTCAAGACTGCGTGTTTGGCTTTGAATTTCAGCGGCTTGCGTAAAAACAAACTTAACCGCTTGAAACGCGGCGTACGCCCTGACTAGCTGCCCAACGCTATTGGTAAGACCACCAAAGGCCCGTTCTGTTTGCTGCGCCTGATTCTGGACCTCACGCAGCTTCTGAGTCGCGCCACGGCTATCAACATTGATGGCAACGTTTGCGACGACAGACACAGCACAACCCTTTTGCTAACAGCAGTCTACCGACGACGCTTCATCTGACGTTCTTGCTCTTCGTTTTGCAGCTCGAAATAGCTAGACCAAAGCAGCAGCTCCTCTAACGTCACCTCTTGATTGAGGCGAGCCAATGTATATCCTAGTTCCTTGGCAACCCCAAGCTGTAGGAGCAAGAGGTTGTCTTTTTTAAGATCAGCCTTTAGGGCTTTTCATGTCGAGGTCTTTTTCTTCCTCGGGGTTAGTGATGATCGCCAGCATTAATGCTTGTAGATCGGCATCCATTACTTCGTTTTTCAGCTCAGCAATTTCACCAGTCTGAAACAGGCGCTGTCCTGCGTCGTCAACAGCTTTGGTCACTAGCAGGTTCAACGCAAACCCGTTCGGGTCATCACCGCCTGGCATCTTCTGAGCACGCTCACGCTCAGCCATGGTCAACGGGGCGCTGAAAAACTCAAACACGTCACCGTTCGCCAATGTCACCACACGCTTGACGGGCGTCAGGTTGGCTGCCTTTTTCAGGCGGGCAAGGGCTGACGATGCAGGTGTTGGCATAAAAATCAGGTGTTGGCTATCACTTTAGACATAAAAAAGCCCCCGATGCAACTCGGGGGCTAAACCTTGATAGTTCAAGCTTAGGCAGAGGTGCTGAAATCGAAGGTCGGCACGCCAGCAGGACGGAAGGTGATTTCCACTTGCTGAGCATCGTCAGGGTTGATGTTCAGGCTTGCGGTCAGCAGTACGGCATCCATTGCGATGCTGCGGCTCAGTGCCTCAGTGCCCTGCTTGTCGGTGTACAGCTTGAAGCCGCAACCAACCTGCTGGCGTTGCAGCACGTCTTCCACCATGCGGTTGGACAGTGCAGCGTCCTCATTGGTGACGTAGATGGTGGCAGTACCGTTGCCATCAGCAAAGCCGGGGATATAAGCGCGGAAGGGCGCATACTGTCCAGCAGTTTGACCGATGGTGGTTACGTCGATTTCAGCGCGGCTGATTTCAAACGACCAAGATTGCACCTGACCAACGGCGGCGTAATCCGCGTAGTACACCTCAAATTCGTTGGGCGCTACAGCGGTGCCGTCATCGGTGATAGCCAGGATGGTGCCACCAGCAGCGGTGGAAACCGTCAGCGCACCAGTGGCAGCGGTGTAGGTCAGAACGTAGTAGGTGGTGCTGGAATCAATAGGAGATGGCAGTGTGCCGGTGCCAGAGCCGCCAGTCTGGCTATTGATGACGCGGAACTTCACCGGATCACCAGCTTTAAAGTTCAAATAAGGCTGAACAGTGATGACATCAGTGCTGGCATTGACGCCAGACTCCGGAAAGTTGCCGTTGGTGCCAGCGGGCTTGTAGTAAAGGGCGCCGGACGTACCGGACAAAACAGTGACAGCCATGTTTGTGAACGGTAGTGGCTACCTCTAGTCTAGGTAGGCTTCAAACGTAGCAGTCAACTGAGTCTGAAAGTAAGGCTCAGGTGCTGCAGGCGTTACTTGTGCTGGTCCCGAGGCTGCGTCAAAGATAATGCTGCTGAACTTTGCGCGGTCAAACTTGTCCTTGATCCGTTCTGCAATGGTGAAGTTTGCGGCGGTGCCTTGACCCTGTGGCGTAAAGACGTTGACCACCAGCGTGCCAGTCTGACGGTTGAAGCCAGTGCTGGGACCAAGCAGCGTGGCGTAGTTATTATCGCCAAAGCGGATGAAGACCTGCACCCATGATGTGTTGTTAGGTGGGGTGAACGGCACGTTTTGGTAGCTGACTTGGTAGGCAGGTGATAGTGCCAGCTCCGTTGCGATGCGTCCTTCAATGGCAGCGCGAACGTCGTTGTAGGTGCTGCTCATGATTCCCTCCCGATGCGGTCAGCATTAACGCGTACAAAGCCTTGGATGTCTTTGGCGATACCTTGCACCCAGCCTCCAGGAGCCTGCTTTGACCAACCTTGTGCAAGACGTTCTGCATAAGGAAGGTTGTTATGGATGCTGTAGACGTTCCCTAGTTTTTCCTGCTGGTAGCCGATTCGCTCAATTTGCGGTGTGCCTGTGTATGTACCGGGAGGTTTTTCTCCGCCTGGTGCAGCATTCTCGCCAACCTGCCAGCTAACACGAAAACGACCAGTATCAACAGGGCTGGCTGCTTTCAAGCGTGCATCAGTTTCAAAAACAGCAACACGCAATAGTTTTTCAAACTGCTGCTCAGCGTAGTTGCCGATATCACCAACTCTGATGGTGCGTGCCATTATGCCCTCAAGATCAACTCGTAGGTGATGGCGGTGTTGTCCTGTTCAATCGTACGCACCTCAATAATCTGATGCGTCACACTGCTAATTAGCACTTCATCAGCAGTGGTAGGCGCGTTGGCAACATCAGCAGCAGCAATCAGCAGCCGCTTGTCGCCCGCCTGAATCAGATCATTAACTTCGCTCAGCCTTACGTCTTCCAACACGCCGCGCACAGTAGTGTCAGCAGTGGTTTCGCTAACGGTGCCTGTCGTTGTGTTGTAGGCGCCAGTGGTTATACGGCGGATAGTGGCAACACCGCCAAACTTCAACATCAGCTTGCTGGCGGTCTTACGCAGTGATGTAGCAAGCGCCATTTGTTAAGCCACCTGTACTGCAGTCACAATAATGCCAGGCACAGAAGGATGCGCCGGTCCCGAAGGGGCTGATGGCAAAGATTGAATGCTGGCAGCAACGTTGGTTGTTGACCAGATCAATTCCAAGTAATCATTGGCAGCAAGTTTTAAGACGTAATTTACGCACCCAATAACGTGACCATCGATGCCGCCATGGCTGGAGATAATGCTGAACTTGCTGTCTGATGCGGCGACATCCCCGCTGGCACCGCTGTCGTTTTTTCGTAGCCAGATGTTGATATCGTGAATTGAGGTGCTTGTATTTACAAACTGGGCGGAATAAGTGACGCTGTAAACGCCTGCTCTGGAAAACGTGATTCGTGATCCAGAAACGATGCTGATTCCACGGCTATCAGGATCAGTTGAGTTGATACCAATCGAATAGTCAGTATTAGCAAGCGTCGCAATCTGTTGAGTCGTATCGTAAAACGACCCCCACAGCATTTGATTGCGTACGGTATCAAGCTGACTTGTAAATGGGTTGAGCTTGAACGCCATTGCTCAGCTCCTCGTGACGGTCATCAGATTGTTGTTGCCGTCATAAGTCATGGTCAACGTGGCAACGACTCTGCCGCTTGCGCCGCCACGTTTATACGTTGCAGTCAGAAGATTGTTGGCGCCGTCGTAAGTGTTGACGATGTAATCATGCGTTGGGATTTCAAGCCCGTCGCGGGCAACAGCATCACCACCACCGGGGAGAACGTAAGCCATCAGAGCCTGTAAGCAACGACGGTGCCGCTGGTCAGAGTGATGCTGGTGAAAACGCCTTCAATCTCAGTGCTTGCTTTAAAAGGGATCGCGCTCAAGGTGTTACCAGTCCAATCCTGAGCGGTCAGACTGGCAATTACTGAATCTTCAAGGGCAACGATCTTGCCGAAGCGTCCGGCATGTGCTGCGGTGTCGTCGATAAACTCAGCACCGGGATACATGTAGCTCATGATCAGCTCCGGCGAATTGCAAAGTTGCCTGGTCCACTAATTCTAAGCCCGATCAAATACCGCTCATAAATTGGCGGCACGCGATCAGCTCCGGTTGCCATGCTGCTAGCGCCTGCTGATTCAACACGCAACGAACCGATCTGAACGGACTTGTAATCTTCAATCCCGCTCAGCCCCATACCATCCTTGTTGTTGTTCAGGTAAACGGCAAGGACACACTGAGCCTTTTTGATCTGGTCTGGGATCTCAGTGTCGGTGTAATAGTCAGTTGTAATGCGGAAGGGGAACCCTACTGCGTAGGTGTTGATGTAGGTGTCAGGCTTCCGCACTCCGGTACGAGGCCACTGCAATGCCTGCGTATCAGTTGCGCGAGCACCTAAAAAACGCTCACGATCAATGCGCTGCGTTGCCGAAACTAGCGCACGGTTTTTTTGATCAGTGGTAGCTGATGCCCAAGCGGTTACATCATCGTCCTGAACGAAGCCTTCAATAATCAGCTCCGCTGCTGCCAGCGTCAGGTAGCTGTTGGCGTTTGCGCCCCCTACCGTTGCGTCGATTGTGATTGCCATCGGTAGGTTCCGTGGTCAGTTCAAGTGTAGGTGCGGGCTCCGCAATAGGAAAAGAGGCTGCCTCCTTAGAAGCAGCCTCACGTTCCTGGCGTCGCCTAAAGGCGAACAATCCCATCTATCAGCCGCCCTTACGGAAAACGGTGAAAGCGGGGGTGCCCACTGCAGTGCAGACGAACACATAGGTTGCGCTGGAAGCAGCAGCCACAGTTGCCATAGCAGCCACGCCACCCAGGGTGATACCCGAAGCAGCAGCGGTCAGCGTGATGGCATGAGTGGAAGCAGCCACGTTCACGACGGTCAGCTCAAAAGCTGTGCCGATTTCCAGCGGACCACCGATGTAGGACTTCAGATCAGCGCCGGTAGGAGTGGTGAGCGCACGACCCGTAGAAGGGGTCATGGTCACAACACCGTTGACGCATTCAGCAGCAGTCAGGGTGGTGGCTTCATTGGAAGCAGCCTTAAGAGGATGCTTGCCGATTGCGATCTCCTGAACCGAAAGGTCAGAAGTCAGCTCGAAAATTGAAGAAGGCATGACTAATTACCTCAATCCATGTTCGAGACGTTTGTGGCACGCACGATGCCGATGTTCTTCAGCTCATACACCTTGGACCAGTTGCCCACGGTTTCAAGCTGCGCGCGAGTCGGGTTCACCGTGGTGACGCCCCACTTAGCACCAACGGGGTGGTAGCAGTAGTGAAGGTCAATCGACATGGCATCGCTCTTGGCGAGGATGTCACGGTCGGTTTCAGTTTGCATTGCGAGCTGTTCGCCCGATGCAACTGCACCTGCGGTGAAGAAGAAAGTGCCGTACTCAGAGCTACCACCGGAACCGGCAGTAGGCACATCGTCGGAAACGATCACCCGAAGACCCATGTAGGTCGGAACGGTCACGTCGCCGCCATAAGCAGCAACGAGCGAACCACCAGATTGAGTGGTGGAAGTGCCACGGGCTTCAGCAGTCGACACATAGTCGATAGCCTTGCGCTCAACCAGGTCGTAATAGACCTTGGAGTGCATGGCAACCGCAGCCAGCTTGTCACCCTGATCGCCAAGGATGGCGCGGGCTTCAGCGACGTGACGGGGGCTGAGAGCAGTGGGGGTATCACCGGACTCGGAATCGATGCAAAGATCGAAGAAAGCCGAGCTGTTGGTGTTGGTGTTCAGGCTGCCGAACACGCCGGTCAGGCAGGACAGCAGATCCTTCTGACGCTGGTTAGCGACGTAATCAGCGATCTTGGCGCCGATAGCAGCCATGGGGTCGGAACCAGCAGCAAGGGCTGCAAGGTCACGAGCCTCGAAGGCGCGACCACGGTGCAGGATCACACCGATCTGCTTGTCGGCAGTGATTTTGCCGGGGGTTAGAGAGGAGCTATCGGTCAGCACCTCGAAGTCACCGGAAAGGTTGGCTTTCCAGAAAGGAACGTTGATGAAATCACCGCCCTCGGTGGCATTCAGCTCCGCCATGGGCTGCACCACACCGGAAGCCAGGAAGGCATCACGCTGGGTGGTTTGCTCAATGACGTAAGGCGTAAATACCTCGGGGATGATGATGTCAGAGCGAAGGGTCGCCATGACAAGTCTCCAAGATTGGTTTACGGTTTGGGCGCAGCCCTAGGCTCTGTGCGGCGCAGCCATCACGAGCAGACAAATAAATACTAACGCCCCGCTGCTACTTTTAACTTCTCGTACAAATCACGGTCAGTACGGAACAGACGTGATTGTTCGGTGAGGTTGAAAGATTCAGGAGCGAACGGGTTTTTGGTGCCTGCATGGATGTCACCAGTGCTGCGACCAACAGGTGCGCCGCTGCCCTGTGGCTTGGGTTGCTTCTGCATCCAAGCTGGCAGTTGCTTTGCCCATTCCTGTACGGGCGTGCGCTGGTAGCCGTCCACTACCACGACGGTGCCGTCAGCTTCCCGTTCGATCTTGTCCGGCGACAGCTTGGTTTTCATAACCAAGTCAGGATCATGCACGATGTCAGCCAAGGCGCTGACAGCAGGCGTAAGCAGTTCAAGTTCACGGACGCGGGTTTCAAGTTCTGAGATGCGCTTGTCCTTCTCCGATGCCGCCTCACGGAACTGCTGCTCCAGAGCCTGTCGTGCTTCTTGGTACTTGCCTTGTGATTCGAGCTGCTGTTGCTCGTAATTGCGTTTGAACTCAAGTAGCTCATCGACATTGACCCCATCCGGCAGCTTTGGTGCTTTGGATTTGGCTTGACGCAGTTCAGCGATTAGCTCTTGGTTTTTGCGCTCTAGTGCTTCTACGCTGCGCTGCAACGCTTCAGCTTCAACCCCAGTAGCCGCAGACTCTTGGGTTTGTTGTTCGTCTGACATGGATAAGCCGCAGGCTTAATTACGCTGGTATCGTACCAGCGAAAGCAGTAATGACACGCGAATGGAATACTCCTATTCGTGAGCCGTGGAATCCTTTAATCAAGCAAGTGCTAAACGCTATCGACCGTCATGAACTGTTGTATCGGCAGACAGGCTCAGGTTGGCACGCTGCTAAGGCGCAAGAGTTGCGCTGGTATATCTCAGAACTGAAGGACTGGATTCACTGCCAGGAGGCTACCATTTCTCCCGATCAGCCCAGAACGCAGCAGACATCTTCCCTTTAGCGATGTTTTTGGCGTGACGAGCTTTGAAGGATGCTCGCCTCGCTTCTGCTGCCTTTGATTCGCCTTGACGTGGCGGGCTGCCGCTAACACCCTGCTGCCCGAAACGGATCAGCTTTACCTTGTCACCTTCCTTGGCGAGCACCGCGTGCGATTTGGTCGGATGCTTTGGCGTCCGCTTCGGCTTGTTGTAGCCGTCGAAGTCCTCGCCACGGTAGGTAATCATTTCTTCAGCGGTGCTTCGCGCAGTTCAGACCGTAGCTTTAGCACTTTGCCGCCAGTGGATTCTGACTTCAGTTCAAGGACAGGATCACCAGGCTGAGCGATTCGCACGACCTGCCCACCACCCTGCGTGGTGATGGTGGCACGCTTGCCAGCAGTGCCAGTCACCTTGCCGAATGTGCGTGTGCCTTGATAAACCCAGCTAACGCGTGAACCGATGCCGATTGCCATTACTTCTTGCCTTTGGTTTGTTTTTTGGATTTGCCCGCTTCGCTAAGTGCGATAGCGATTGCCTGCTTACGACTTTTTACGGCTGGTCCTTTTCCCGGTCCCTGTTTGCCGCTTTTCAGCGTCCCGGGTTTGTACTCGCTCATCACCTTGCCGATCTTTTTCTCGGCTTTGGTCGGTTTCTTCGCCATGACGCCAAGCTTCAATGCCTGTGAGCAGTGTAGAACCGTCAGCCGTTGCCCAGCCTTTGTCGGTGTACACGGCAGCAATCCATGCTTCACCGTGTAACGCTTCTACCACGTCGCTTTTGATGTGAAAGATCCCTTCATTCCTGAAGTGTCTAAGACTCGGCAGCTCCATAGCGTCTTCTCAGTTGCTCCAAGGTTAGTTCGCTGCCATCATCGCGCACCAGCTTGGCGATAGCGTCCTTGCCGCCATACTTGTCTACAAGCATGTTGAAATACGGCACTTTTTCTTTGCCTAGCACTTCAGCCTTGGTCGCTGCATCCTGCTTGGCTAGCCATTGCCCGTAGGACAGATCAGCAGGCACCTGCCCGTCCATGCTGGCTCG